GCCCGTCAAGCAGCATATCTTACACATCCCCTGTATTTCTAAATACATACACATCGGGATTTAGGTTTTATAACATCATAGGAAACCCTGCATATACAAATAATGGTGTTAATAACGCTACAAATATCAACACTTATTATGAACAAGGTTCTCTCACCATGTCTTTGAGGGATACTAATAACGCTGGCGCTGTCATAGCAACAGGAACTGCAAAATACACTATTAATGGAAATCAAGTAACCTTAGATTTGCCTAGTTTGTCAGGAACTAGCGGTAACGTAAATAAAGTAATCACAGGTTTACCTAGTTCTATGTTCCCTGTTAACACTAAATTTTTTCCGATTACAGGATACGTTGGAGCATCAACATCTTTTAATGGGTTTTCCAGTTTAGATTCTGGCGGCATATTTACGTTGTTTTCAAATGGCGCTGGCTCTGTTTGGTCTGCATCAGGAGCAATTCTTGTTAGAGGCCCATCTATTTCTTACACATTGGCGTAATCATTTTTTAAGGAAAAAACATGTCTATTGAAAACAATGTATCTGTTGATTTGATTGAAGTTGTTAAAAACGGCTCTATTCAAGTTCGCACTAAAACTGCCATTATAGAAAACGGTGAGCAAATCAATTACACATTACACCGCCACATTGTTGTGCCTGGCGCAGACGTAAGTGGTGAAGATGCCAAGGTGCAAGCTATTGCAGCATCTATCCATACACCTGCAGTAATTGCTGCTTATGTGGCTGCACAGTCTGCACAGTTGATGTAATAGACTATGGAACCACAAAACCTTATTGACACAATTCTAGGGATTGGCTTCACTGTTCTTGGATGGTTTGCCAGAGAATTATGGTCTGCTGTTAAAGAGCTTAAGTCTGACCTGTCTAATCTTAAAGAAGACTTGCCTAAGACTTACATAGCTAGAGATGATTATCGACAAGACATGAGTGAGATCAAATCTATGCTTAGTAAAATCTTTGATAAGTTAGACAACAAACAAGACAAGTAAGCACACATATATTACTTAATATGTTATTAGGAACAAGCAATGGCAACTACTTACTTTATAGACAACTCTACCCCTATAGTTGCTGCATGGCTTAATGATGTAAACAACTATGTATACCAAGGTAGACTGCGTGGAACAGTTACAGCTACGTCTGGACAAACTGTATTTACAGTTCCTTTTACATATACTGTTGGTGCTAAAACTTTAGATGTATACATCAATGGTATACGACAAATACTAAGTTCTAGTTATACAGAAACTACATCAACAACTATTACATTTAGTGAAGGTGTTCCTATTAATGCTCTTGTAGAGTTTATAGGTTAAGTACCATGTCTAAACCAAGATTTGATTCAGGGTCTTGGCTTGTAATCTGTGATGTCTGCGGTAGACAGTACAAGTCTAACGATTTACGATTGCGTTGGGATGGATTGATGGTGTGTGATGGGGACTGGGAACCTAGACAGCCTCAAGACTTTGTACATGGTGTAGCTGATAAAATAGCCCCACCTTTTACTCGTTCTGAACCACAAGATACTTTTCTGTTTGTATGTACTCCCTTGACTACACAGGGTATAGCAGACTATGGGGTAGCAGACTGCGCTAGAGCAGACATAATTAACATAGGTATTCCTGTGTGTACCCTAGAAGGTACTCAAGCTATATCTTTTCAAGCTATTGCTGGCTGTGCTATAGCAGGTAAAACAGCTCCTAATTTAAATGAATTTCTAATAGGATAAAACAATGAGTTCTACCTACACTATTTCTCGTGATCAAATTATTGCTTCTGCACTTCGTAAAGTAGGTGTATTAGAAATTGGAGCTACGCCTGATGCAGAGACTATTGCTAATGCAAGCATGTCTTTAAATTTGCTTGTTAAACAATTAAGTACTGAAGGTTTAAAGTTGTGGAAGAATGCTGAAATTATTATTCCACTAGTTACAAATAAGACAGCTTACATTTTAGGTGGGGCTACTTCAGTAACTATGTACAACTCGTTAGCCCCTACAGTACCTATTACAGACAGACCACTTAAAGCTATTCAGGGGTTTTACCGTAATTTACAAAGCACACCATATATTGATGTGCCTGTAATGCTAGTGTCTAAACAAGAATACAACGTACTAGGTTCTAAGTTTTCTACAGGATCTACTAACACAGTATTTTATGATCCTAAAGTTAACAACGGTATCTTGTATGTGTACTTGACTCCTGATAGCAGCACTAGTACTAATATGGAATTGCACCTTGTTGTACAGCTTCCTTTAAATGATGTGTTAACTTCTAGCGACATTCCAGACTTTCCTAATGAATGGATGAATTGTTTGGTGTGGAATCTTACAGATCAACTAGCTCTTGAATATGGTGTACCTATGAACGCTAGGCAAGAGATTGCTCAACGTGCAATTATGTATAGAACTATGTTAGACGATTGGGACGTTGAAGCCTCTAGCACTTTTTTTGCCCCAGATTTTCGTTCTGTAGGTAATAACTCTTATGCGAGATAAGCATGGCTACAGAACGTATACCGCTTACTCAACCTATCGAGAGTCGTAACGGAACCTTTGCTAAAGATTCTTATTCGTCTAACTGCGTCTTTGAAACTAGAGATCAAAAACGTGAGTTTATAAAACGTCCGGGTCTAATAGCTAAGACACAAGTTACTCCTGTTACTCCCCCTGCTTATCTTAAGAGTCAAGGTCTAGCCAGTTTTAATGGCAAGATTATGTCTGTTATTAGTAACACTTTATACCAAACTAATCCCAGTGGATTTGCAACTACTACTATTGGAAGTACATCTGTTTCTACTAGCCAAAGTTATTTTACTAAAACTTTTTTAGAAACATATTTGTTTATTCAAAATAAAGTTAATGGTTATCTTTATTCTAATACCGGAACATTTAGTACACTAGGAGGAACATTTCCTGCTGGGCCATTTGTATCAGGAGCTGTATTTTTAAACAACTACATCTATATAGGTACTACTACTAATCGTATTTATAACTGTGTAGTAGGAGATCCTACTACTTGGAACGCTTTAGATTTTGTTTCTTTTGAACAAACTAATGACAACCTAGTGGGCATTGTTAAACATTTAAATTACATAATAGCCTTTGGTACTACTAGTTTGCAATTTTTTTATGATGCTGGTAATCCTACAGGATCTCCATTAGCTGTGTCTCAAAGCTATACTTCTGAAGTAGGTTGCGCTTCAGGAGACAGTATAGTAGCCACAGACAATACAGTTCTTTGGGTGGGTACTAGCAAAACTCATGGTCGTAGTGTGTACCTTATGGACGGTGTTAGCCCTACTAAGATTTCTACTAGCAACATTGATAAACATTTAGAGGCTGATAACTTAAGCCAAGTATCTGCTTATTGTTACAAATTTAATGGGCATACTTGTTATATATTAACTTTGCATGGCACATACCATAAGACTTTGGTATACGATTTAAATTCTAAAATGTGGTATACATGGACGCAATACTCCTTGCAGTCTAATGACCAACCTAATCCCGGTACTTATCAAGAGTCTTATTTTCGACCTACTTACTACGCCGAAGTAGCTAATGAAGCTTATTTACTTGATGATGATACCGCAACCATATATACTCTAAGTACAACAATCTATCAAGATAATGGACAGCCTATTTATTGTAGAACTGTTACAGACATCGTAGACAATGGAACTACTAAACGTAAGTTCTATGGAAGGTTAGAGATCATTGGTGATAAGGTTTCCGGCACTATGTACGTTCGTCACACTGGTGACGACTACAACACTTGGTCTAGTTACAGATCTATAGATCTTAATGCTTCTAGATCACAGATATATCTTAGTGGTGCTGATAGACGTAGAGCTTGGGAATTCCTTGTTACTAGTAACTGCGCTCTTAGATTAGACGGTGCTGAAGTAGACTTCAGAATAGGTGAGATGGATCAAGAACAATCCGTTGGCGGTGGACGCTATAGAGGATAAAGGAAATAAAAATGGCTGAATTTGATAGACCTGAAGTAGCCCCTGTTGCAGACTACACAAAACCCGGTTGGTCTTACCAAACCCAATCGTACGGACGAGAAAGTGACTCAAGTCCCGGTTGGAACTACAGTCCAGCAGTAGCTATGGCTGCACAACAAAAAGCTGATGCAGACTATCTTGCTAAAAATAGAGACACAACTATAACCGCTAAAAACGGCCCAATGTCTGGTCAACAAATTAGACCTATATTTACCCAAGGTGCTAGCTACGGTGGAAAAGAATCAGGTGATGACAGCTTGACTCCAAAAACTATTTCTGGGTATGGCTTTATGCCAAATGGTGAGCATAATTATTTTTATGACACAGAGGGCAATTATAAATTTGATGATGGCAATACTACGGCTAGATTTAATCGTAGTATGGCTACAGGCTTGGGTGCTTTTCTTGGCGCAGGTGCGTTAAGTGCCTCTGGTGGTTTAAGCGGTTTGTTTGGCGGTGGTGGTGGTGGTCTAGCTACTGAAAGTGGAAGTCTGTTGGGCACAGGTGGTTTAGGGGGTGCAGGAGCTGCTGCTGGTGCAACTGGAGCTGCTACCGCTGCTGGAGGTGGATCACTAAGCAGTTTGTTTTCTTCTATGCCTTCTTTATCTAACATAGGCTCTATAGTAGGACTTGCTAGTAGTCTTGGTAAAGTTTTTGGTGGGGGCGGCAGTGGTGGTGGAGGTAGTGGGGGAGGTGGTGTTTCTGGTACACAATCTTCTGCTGACCCTTATGCTGCATATCGACCTGCTGCTGCGGCTGAATATGCTCGTGCCTTAACTCCCGGAGCTGCGGCAAACATAGAATCTATGCCGGGCTACACCCAGTACAACACTGGTGTTATGCAACCTGCTTTGGAAGCTTCCCAAAGAGCTGCTGCAAGTAAAGGTCAATTGTATTCTGGTGGAGAAATGCAAGCTCTTCAAAAGACTGGTCAAGCAGGCTACACAGACTTTATGAATAACTATTTAAATCGTCTTGCTACAGCTTCAGGTGCTGGTGCTAGTCCCTACAATGCTGCTTCTTTAGCAACACAACAACAGAACTTACAAGACCAATCACAAGCGCAAGCTATAGGTGCTCTACCACAGCAACTACAAAATCTAAGTAAGATGTTTGGTGGTAGCAGTAATAATCCTACTGGGTATGTGTCTGGAGGAGCAGGTACAAATTACCAAGGATATGACTACTCTACTCCTGTCTCATACGAAGACATGACAAGAGAAGGATCCTAATTATGCCGTTCTTAATGACAGACATGGCTGCGGGCAGCACTGCTGCTCGTACCATGCAACAAAACATGTATGGTGCTCAGTACGATGAGGCCAATGCTGCGGCTGCTGCACAAGAGAATCAAATCAAAGTTAAACAAGCTGAAGCTACTTTACAGAAGACTAAGCTTGGTAACATTGTTTCCGAGAACGACATTAAAACAGATGACGATTCTAAACTTAAGATAGCAGCATTAGAAAGAACTCCTGAGTTTCAAGCTGCTCTTAAAGAGAATGATACTGGCAAGATACTTACTATGATGGGGACTGCAAAGTCTTTGGCTGGTAAAGTTGAAGATGGAGCTAAGCTTTTTACTCAAGCAGAAGGAATTGATTTTAAAAAAGCACAGACTGAAGCTAAACAACTTGACAACATTCGTGCTCACATTAGCGACGCTGCTGCTGTATTAGAGTCTATACCCGAAGCACAGGTTGCAGAAGCTTTTAAAAAACTTCCCCAAGACATTCAAAAAGATGTTATTTCTAAAGTAGGGCCAGAAAACTGGGCTGCAATGACTGGTAAACAACAAAAAGAAGTTGTACATGAGTTGTATTTAAATGCTAATGGAAAAATACGTGAAGCACAAATAGCTCAACAAGCACTTCTTGCTGAAAAAAGACAACAATTAGAATTGGAAAAGCTAAGAGAACGAAATGCTCACGCTGAAAGAATGCGGGGTATGACACAAGATTCAAACACTAAAATGTGGGGAACTGTTACTAGTGCTTTAGACAGAATGGCTCGTGATCCAGATTACATAAAAAAGATGGAACGCTTAGACAACGAAGTCAGTGATGCAGAATTAGCTGCTAAACAAGAACCTACAGGTTGGTTTCCTG